GCGTTTAACTCTTGGCTATAGGCTCTTAGTTTAGTCATCTTAACGCCCTTACCCGTGGCATCATCAACATCACGTATAGCTTTAAACAAGTTAGCTGCTTTAGAATGAAATCCTAATTCAAATATTTTACTTACAGCTTTACTTTCTTTACCATTCATTACGCCATATAATATAGCAGTAGCATCTTTGTTTGGTACAGCATCACCTAAACCAACTTTAGGGCCAATCTTATCTCCTCGTATCTTACGTATTGATGATGTTACACCTCTATCAAAAGACTTCATCACCAAATCAATACCTACACGAGACACACCAGAGGCTGTGTTACGTATAGTTGTAGCTGTCTGTGATGTCATGGAAGCAAGACGAACTTGGTCTAATGCACGAATAAAGCCTGTCTCTTGTTCTGGCTTTATGGTAGTAAGTGCAGCTTGCACATCACCACTTTCCATTTCTTTTGACAGCTTGTCTAATACTTTCTTTCTATCTGCACTAAGAGCAAAGATGTCATTAGCTGCAACTTCATTTAAGTTCTTAAATACTCTAGCCCCTGCACCTCTTTGAGCCAATTCACTAGCGGCAGAAGAAGCATCTGCAATGATTAGGTTAGCTAAATCATCAGATGTTATATTATACTTCTTCATTATTTCAGGTGCTACGCTTTCACCCAAATCAGCTTCACGTATAACTCTAGCTACCGCTTCTGTTATTCTTTCTCCTTGTTGTGGTCCATTATTAGCCTTGACCATAATTTCTGTTACTGCACCAAATATTCTTTTAACTTGTTCTTTAGAAGGAGCAATACGTTGCCAATCAGCCATACCTAGCTTCTCAGCTTCTTCTTGAGAAAGTTCTTTACCTGCCTTTACTGCGTCAGGGTCAAGCGCACGTTTCTTTGCGTCAGGTTTTAGTACATCTTCAGGGTCTAGCGATGGCATAGCAGCTTTGATTGAATCAGCTAACTCTGTGTTGTCTGCCAATACTTTAGTAGTTCTCTCTAATGCTTCTTCATTAGCTTTATCTACCGCAGCCCTAGCTTCCCCTACTAAGTCTCCTGTACCCGCTTCAATCTTCTTTGCCAATTTACCTTTAATAAGTCCCGGCACAAAGGCAGCAGGTGCAGCCACGCCACTTAAAACCCCTACTGTAGTTGCTTCGCCTACGCTAAAATCTTTTCTTAGGTCAGCAGCTATTTCAGTTTTCTGTGCCGCTATGTTTTGTAATGAACCCGCAACACCTTCAACGCCTATTGTTGTAGTAATAGGACGTGCGGCTGCTTGTTTAGCTAGAGTTGTTAGGGGTTTTTTAAATGCTCTAAGTAGGATTTGTTTTGTTGATTCTTTAGCGGCTTGTGTAGCAGCTAAACCTGCACCTTTACCTATACCCGGAAGGGCGAGACCAACATATGTTGATGGTGCTGAAGCAAGTCCTGCAGCATAATCTAAAATGGTGCTACCTACACCATCAGAAAAGGCGGGAAGTTCGTTAAATGACTGGTACAGTAATCTGTAGTCACTTAATCTTTGTGCTGCTTTTTCATCATCACGCTCAGTAGCATCAGCAGCAGCGGCTGACACATAGTTATAGTCACCTGCAGCAGTAAGTTCATTTACATTGAATGAACGAAAGTGCGCAATGTATTCTTCAATAGCTTCTTCATCGCTGATTTCTGTTTCACCAAGACGGTCTTCAGCAAAACGTCTTGCAGCATCAATAATAGCAGAGTTTTTGTTTGAGTTTTTAGTTGCCTTTACAGCTTTAACTTCTTCAACTTCTTCTGGTGCAGCACGATTAGCAAAAATAGAACTCTTTTGTTGTTTAGGCTGTTCTACTATTGGTTTTGGTGCGAGTATTTTTTCTTCCTCTTCCTCTAATGGAAGGGCTGCTCTATTGTCAAAAATACTTCCCATTTTAGTTCCTTGCCATCAATCCACCGCGACTTCTATTACTTCTTTTTCTATTAGGTTTGTTATCTTCTCTACGTTTAGCAATAGCTGCTGTAGCGTCTGCGTGTAACTTAGTAGCTTCTTCTTTAGATATGTTAAGTTGTTTAGCTATGGCACGAATTTCCTTAGAAGCAAAACCACTTGTCTCATCTATAATTTTAACAGCAGTAGCTACATCATTAACAGCGATAGCTTTACCTTCTTCCGCAGCCTTTCCGTAATCAATACCGGGTTCCATAGCAGTGCGAACCATAGTTTCATTTGTACCTATAGCGGCTTGCATTACCTTTAATTCATCCTCTAGCACTTTCACAAAAGCGGGGCTGTATTGTTGTGTCTTAGCTTCTGCAATGTCTGCTTTTATTTCTTCTACCGTGTATCCACCCGGACCTTTTTTCTGTGCGGTGATTGCATCTCTTGCATCTTCTGCACTATCTTTTATAGGGTCACGCTTAGTTTCAATATCTATAACTGCTCCGCTTGCAGCTTCACCTGTTGCAGCGGTAGCAGGTTCTTTTGCTTCACTTTCATACTTAGATACATCATACCCACGAAAACGTGCTGCAGCTATTGCAGCCACTCTTTCAGCATCATCATCTAGACTATCTATGTAATCTTCAACAAGAGGTTGCGCCTTGCTTTTAGCATACGCTGTACCTTCATCATATATTTTTTTATCTTTTGCGTCTAAGTCAGCTATTGCCTTCTGTTTAGCAGGGCCATCAAGAGCATTTATTACTCTTGAAATTGTTGTAAACCTACCAGAATTAGGCATACCATCTAATATATCGGTATTTCCTGTTATTATATTATCTATATTAGATAGACTATCCTTTATCATGCTATTTTTTACTTTGGGGTCTTCCTGAACAATCCCTTCTTGAAATTCTATTTCTTTTTGTGCTTCATCGAACTCAGGATTTCCCGGCTTATAGGTATCGCGATTGTCTATTTGTTTTCTAGTGTGTTCTTCCTTTAGTTTATTGAGAACTTCAGAGGTAGATGGTTCACCTTTACTGAAACTGTTTATTTCTTCTCCCAAAGAATAAAATTCTTTTAGGGCTAAGTCCCTTTCTTCTTTAGACAGATTAGTATCTCTGGAACGTGACCATGCGTCATTCCTATTTAGTTTTTTAATTGCTAATGGGTCAGACCCGTCATCTACAGAGCCTTGCGCTTCTGTTCTGGCTATCTTTCTTTTAGTAGCTATTATATTACTTTGAATAGATTTTTTTTGGTCTTCCGGGGCATTTGCATACCGCTGCTCCAAAGCAGATAAACGTACCTTATCATCCCTTGATTTAGATGCTAAATTAAGTTGTGTATCTAATTTTGTTTGATACTCTGCTCTCTTTGTTTCAGGAATACTTGGATTATTTAATTTTTCAGTATAGTACTTAACTTTTTCAGAAGCATCCTTATCTGACAAATTCCAATCTTCAGAATTAAATACAATTGAAGGTAGCGTTACACGCTCTGTCTGTGCCTCTTCGACTATACCAGACGCAGCCATCTGTTCCGCTACACTGCTATCAATCTGACCGCGTACATCTGGGTCAAAACCAATAGCACTAAGAAGCCTACCTGCTCCTGCAGTCATAGTTTTATCATCAATACCTTTATAATCAGGAAGTGTTTTAGGCGCACCTTGATATGCTTTAGCATAATCGCTTACAGTAAATCCTTTTGAAGCAGGAGCATCTACTTCAGCACGAGCAAAAAAACCAGCGGGGTCAATGCCAGATTCATCTCTTTTCTTCCTTAGATTTGCAATAAACTGTTTATATGCTGTAATGTTACCTTGGTCTTTAAGTAGACTAGCAGCGTACTGAGCAGCGCGAGGGTCATCACCAAATAAAGTTTTACCTTCATTTAGAGCATCTTCAATTTCTTCTAACTCTTCTGCACGTTCTTCTTGTTGTTTAAGCGCACGTTTCATCTTTGCTTCCGCAACTTTTTCAACCCTTAAATCGACTTTACGCAAGTCTTCTTTAAGAGCCTCATTTGCAGACTTAGCAAATCCTTCAACAAAACCTGTACCAAAGTCACCAAGACCAAACAAGCCCATACTAGTTTCTCCGTGCCATTAGACCGCCCGCACGTTCATCTGCAGCAGTCTTCATTTCCTTAATAACCATTTCATTCTCTGGCTCTTCTTCATCTACATTATCTTCAATCTTCTTAGCGTCTAGCTTCATAACAGCTTTATCTACCAAAGAACCACGAACTCTATTATCACCTTCTAGTCCTGATGTATATTTAATATTAGCTGTATCGGCAATAAGGCTAATCAATTCGATAAGCACGGGTAGCACAAGCATACCTACGTCAACAGTATGTTTGCCTTCCATAACACTAGAGGACTGCATGGCATTAGCTACTGTAGTAACAGGCACACCCATTTCCAGTACATCAAGTAGTTGTGTAGAAACTTCCTCTGATTCAATACGTGTCACGTAATAATCAATGGCTTCTTCAACAGTAGACATTTGAGAAGGCTGTTGCCACGGACGGGAGCCTAGTTCCATTAACATAGACTGACCCGGAATCGGGGCATCAAGCATTACTTCTTCATCCATTGCGGATTTCCTCACGTTTCTTTCGTATTGATTCAAAGTATAACATGGCTATATCACCAGACTTTAGTTTACCAGCTTTAGGCTCGTTTGTCATCCTTTTTGGTGAACTTAACAGACCTTTATTTTGTGTAGGAGCAGGACGCTGTTCATTCATAGCATCTGCTGCCTTTTTCATATTAGTGTACATTATTGGTGCAGGATTAGTTATTGGCACGTTTATACTCCATTTTATGATTTTTGACTATGCTATCCATTGCAAACTTAACTGCTTTTTTAAGCATAGGTTTGTTGCTAATATATTGTGCAAAATTCTCGCCATGTTTTCCGTATAGATTATATAACCATTTAGGTGCTTTGTTAAACATCCAGTTACGGAACACTATCCATGTATAATCCTGATGACCATAAACTTCACGAGCAACCCAACAATATTGTATCCAAGCAGAACCTAATGTACCTATAAGACTACCTAAAGCACTACCTGAAGCTGAACTTCTTTGTGCAGCAGAAGCATCTGCCTGTGCATCTGCACTCAATTCAGCTATAGCCAAATTGTTCATTCTTTCTAACTCACTCTCTGCTGACTTCCATGCCCATTCCATTGTGTCACCATAGTAATTCCACAAGTTGTTGTATGCTGTTTTACTTATGTCTAAGATAGCATTAGCATTAAGTTCATTAGCACGATTAACTGCAGCAGTATCTGCTGTAGCAATTTGCCTACGCCACTGCGCATTACTCTGTGCAATCACTATTTGATTTTGAGCATTAAACTGGTCACGTTGATTGTTTAACTCAGCGTTAAATCTTTGAACAGTATTGGTTTGTCCCGCATTAAACTGTGCCTGTGCATTTTGTTGCGTAGCATTAAACTGCGATACCTGTGCGCCAAGGTTCTGAAAGAACTGGTCTGTCTGGTTCTGGCTAGACGCATTAAACTGTGAAGCAGCATTAGCAGCAGCTTGGTCAGTAAACATAGACTGTACACGTTGTTGAGATTTAAATAGTTCAGTTTGCTGCCTATTAGATAGATTAGCCATGTCTGTCTGCAGAAAAGATTGAGCATTTTGTACAGCAGTCTGCTGCCTGTTATTTAAGTTCTGTGAGTCTAGCTGCGCCAATGCAGATGCTTCAGCCATGACCATTGCCTGTGAGTTAGACAGGTTGTTTAAGTTCATGGTGTTAGTAGCACGAGAGTTCTCTAGCTGTACCTGCTGTTCAGCAGTAAAGTTCATATTAGCTATGTCACCAATACGTGCAGAGTTTTGTACACGTGACTGAAACTCTTGGTCAAACTCTTGCCCCATGAAAGCTGCACGTTGTTGTGCGGCAAGCATAGCACGTTGCTGACGATTAGATAAGTTCTGTCCTTCAAACTGTGCCTGTGTAGCGGCATCAGCCTGTGCAATCGGTAAAGCTGATTCCATTGCAGCTTGTACAATAGCCTGACCTGCAAGAGAAGATGCACCTAGACCACGTGCAGCCATTGCAGCATTAGCACTACGAATAGCACCAGCAGCCCATGCAGGGGTAGCACCACCAACAAACTGCTGCATCAAACCATCTAGTTGTCCCTGCACCATAGCTTGTTGTGTAGGCGTAGCCTGTGCAGCCTGAACTTGTGCAGTAAAGGCAGAGGCAGTAGCAGCATCAGCTACACCAGAGATTAATTCACCCTGCTGTATCTGACGTTGTACTGGATTATTAATAAGGGAAGCATTACCCTGCGCTGCCTGTAGATTACCTACTGATGAGGCAGTTTGTTGTGCAGCCGTTACTTGCGCACGAGGGTCTTGAGGATTAGCTTGTGCAGCCTGTGTAGCTTGCATAGCTGCGTCCACTGCAGGAGCCGCCTGAGAGGCTTGCATTACATTAGCTTGGGTTTGGGCTACAGGTGCGGCTTGGGCTGTTGCTGCCGTAGCTGTAGGTACAGCAACTTGTCCTGTAACAGCACCTGTACCTGTAGCAACATCTTGCGCTGCATCTACTTGTGTTTCGGCAGCAATAGTTGTACCGCCTACAGCAACACCGGGTGTATACATTTGCTCTACACTGTACTGCGCTACACCGGGAGTTACAATATTACCTGAAGCATCTTTTACTGCTTGTGTCGGTGTAGTCACCGTAGGCGTAGCAGCCTGTGTCCCTGACGGATTAGTTGTAGTACCACCAACAGCCATCTTCTTAACCATACCACCTTGAGCCATCTTCTGTGCAGCATTAGTATACATATTCATCTGCTGCTGTCGTGCAGGGTCTTGTTCAATATACTGTTGAAACTGGTTCATGTCACCCTGATAGCCCATAGCTTGAGCAATCTTATTCATGGCTTGTGGTTTAAACGCTTTAAACTGCATCATTTATTTAATGCCCTATCTAACTTGTCTTCTACACGATGTAATGCTTCCATAACACGGCTCATGTCTTCTCGCACTTCAGTACGTGTGACATACTCTTCACGTGTTCTATTCATTAATATGTCCATGCGTTTCATCTCTTTAGCCATGCCAGCAAGATACCAAGCACCGCCCATGACTACTATACCGATTAGGGTGTCTATGATATGCACTAAGTCCATCAGTCAGCATCTGCAATGGTTAGTTCGCCAGCAGCTACCTGACGCAGAATTTCTGCGTAGTGGCGGTTGTCTGGGTCTTTTGGCACATTCATTAAAACACCATTAATCGTGGCATTAATGTTGTACTCAGCATCATCCACTGTTCCATCTGCGTTTTTTGATGCGCTATATTGTGCTGATGTGATGTTCATTTATAACTCCGCGTCCAGTGCAAATGCAGTAAGCCAAGTATAGTTACTATCGCTGTTACCCGACAAATTCATGTTTATGTGAGTATCTACAGTGCTTGTGTTTGCAAGGGCTGGCTTTCCAGACTCAAAACTTCCAGCCGAACCGCTTGTAAATGTAGCAGTAGGATTAGCTCTCATTGGAGTCGAATATGCAAGATGCTGTCTTCTGTTACTACTGGAATTGCCAGCAATATGATATGCATACATCAATCCACCTGACGGTATCACTTCATTAAAATACCGCTGACACCTAGCCAACTCATCGCCAAAGCTACGGTGTTTAAACGGCGTGGCCTGTTCGCCAACCTCAAGCTGGACGCCTGTGATGTAAAAGTCGTTGCTTGTACTGTCTAGCCAATTTACGTTATTACCACTGCCGTAATCACCAGACCCCCAAGTACCATTTGTACCATCATCAAAGTTACTGCCTAAAGCAAGGTTCCATATCACATACAAACCAATGCCGTTAGTTGTAAGCCAAGTTCCAGACTGGTCGCCTGTTACTGTAATTGTTTTCTTTTCCCAAGTGTTAGCACTACTTATTGTAAAATCATTGGGGTTAAATCTGTCTGCCGCATTGTTCATAAAAACGACATTGTAAGTGCCTGTTTTATTAGAACGACACCAAAAAGATAATGTTATTGATTTTGCATCACTCGTTCCAAACATCAGATGAGCAACATTCTGCCCCTCTATCTTCTGAAAAAACTGGTAGAATTGAGCCGCACCTATTGATGTGTCTGCTGTAGTCACATCAAATTTCATGCTGTTTTTGAAACCTTCACCAGATGGAACTGTGGTGCTTTGTGATACAGTAACTGCGGCATCATCAGATGAACCTACTGCAAATCTATCTAAACCATAACCGCTTAAATCGGAATGAGATGTTCCCCGCTGTGCCACCTGCATCCCACCATTAATAATAAGGTTCTCATCACCCTGCGCCTGACCTGAACCAATCAGCGCGGCTAATTGTGCTGCTTTACTCATGCTAGGTCTCCTAAAATACAGCTATCCATTTTGTTGTCAGCGTAACTGCCGCCAGCATCGTAGGCTGTTGTGTCACACTGACTTGTTGATTTTGTGATGCTGCCAGCATGACCCCAGTCGTTTTGAGAACTGTTGGCTGTAGCCTGAGACATATAGTTTGCGTTACCCATAGCGGATGTAAAGCTAAGAAGCTGTTTACCAGTGTCAGTGTCACCCAAAGAACTGATGTTAAAGCTGTCGTTGATTGTTGTGCCTGTATTATTAGTAAAAGCCCAAGCCTTCGCACTACCACCCGCCACAAAGCTAGTAGCAATGCTGTTGTTCCCAGCGGCATCCTTCAGGGTGTTTACTCTAAGTTCGCTTGCCATTATGCGAGGTCTCCCTGTACTGTTCCAGAAACACCACTTGTAGCATCCGCGCCTGAAGTATTTGTAGAAACCTGATATACTTCTACTTTTATTCTTGTAGTGTTAGGTGAATTGTTTACTGCTCTTCTGTTGTTACTACTTTGTGCAGTAAGAACTCCTGACCAATCACTATTAGCCATTGCGTTTGAAAAGGTCACAGTAGTTTCACCTGCACCTGCATCTGTTATGCTACTTACATTAAAGCTATCATTTATGCTATGCGTAGAATCTTGCACAATTTGAAACCAGCACTTCGCCAAACCCTGCTGAAGATTAGTCGTAGTCGAGTTGCCCTCGCCAGTGACGCTAATAGAGCCAGCGGTGGTTACACCTGTTAGTGTATCTACTTTAAGAATACTAGCCATTATGCGAGGTCTCCGTGAATATGAACGCCAATCACCGTAATGTCACTTACTGTTGTTCCTTCTGTTGTGATACGGCAAAAAACTCTATTTGTTGCCTGTTCACTTTCGCCTGTGCCATTTATTTGAAATCGTCTGTTTTGGTTGCCTGAACCAGTTGTGGCATAGTAAATATTGTTGAAACTATTTGAGTAGTTTAGACCGAATATACCAGTTCCTTCGTCAGAAATTGAACTAATATTGAATGAATCTCTATTGGTAGTATTTGTTTGGTCGTATCTAGCCCACGCCTTCGCCGCACTCTGCTTCGTCAGTGCAACCGGCCCCGTACCCGCCTTGTCAGCAATCGTGTCTACATTCAATACGCTGGTCATACGATACTCCAATATCCGTTAACAGTGACGGTGGCATTGTCCTGTGTGATAGGCCCACCTGATACGCCATTCTCATCGCTGTCAATCGTAATGTCTGCTGTGATGGTCTGCCCATTCAAACGGATGATGCTGTTGTTACCCTTGAATGGGTAGCGTGTGTCAGCCTCTGCCTTAGTGTAGCTGTTTGCCACAGAGAATGTGTCATAGATAACCATCTCAACTACGTCATTGAGGCTTGTCCCTGTGACCAAGACTACTGTTGTACCTGTCGTGGCTGTATAGTCTGTACCGGGTTTAAGTAGTACACCGTTTTGATACACGTCTAAGTACAGGCTATCCTGATAAGATAACACCTTACTGTCGGCATCACTGCCACTGAAGCTAGTCTGTCCTGCTGTCGCCTGATATACAAAGCGATTGCGGAATCCTACTGATGGTGATTTACCTATGTATGGCATCTAATTATCCTGCTATCTCTGTTGCGCTAATGTATGAAATACCACGTTCATATCCAGAAGAACCAGCGTCCGTTGAACTTTTATTTATGTGTAAAGTAGCATTACCACCAGTAGTAACAACCCCTACTTTATAAGTTACCGAACTTGTCGTTGATGGTGTGTCAAAATACTGATAGACCGCAGTTGATGGGGTAGATGCGTTATCATCATCATAAAATGAAATGCAACTAGAAGAAATAACAGACGTTTGACCACTACCCGCAGGTGCTTTTAACACAGTGCTATCCCTAAAGAACATCCATGACCACTGGTAATCAGAAATACTGCCTTCAAAGAACACATGAGCCTGTAGTAATATTTTACTAGACGTTGCAGTAGGTGTAATTGATACCGTTAGGTCGGTTAAAGCAGTGTCTGTAGTATTTGTGATAGACGGTGATGCCGTACCAGTAAATTGTGTATGCTGGATTTGGATAATACCGCCAGTAGCGTATCCCCCTGCTCTTACTTTAGTTAATGCCACCGTCTATCTCCTTATGCGTAAGGGCTATCGCCAAGTACGCTTGTATCCCAAGCTGCCTTCAATGCTGCAATGTCTGAAGCACTACCAATTGCAGAAGCGGCTGGTGCATCACGCAGTGCGGCTTTCTTAGTTACTGATGCTGCTTTTGCAGATGAGTCATCAGCTTCTAGTGCCTTCATGTACACGACATCTTCTGCGGCAAGCAGTGGACCACGAACCTCACGGATTTTATCCTTGAAGATTACTTTGGCTGCGTCCATGTCTTCAGTGATAACGCTGCCACTCAATGACCATGCACCACGAAAGTGACGGTCAGAAGGTACGGTTGCTGTTGAGGCATCAATCTGATTCCCGTCCTTGTCTACGATGTATGTTTGTGCCATTAGGTTTCTCCTCTTAGGCTGCTAAATCAGTGACGCTGAGTTCTTCAGTTATCTTCCAAGCGTTGCGCCACTCACGTGTACCCGGAAGCTGTTCTTTACGGCATATAACCATCTTAGGTTTGTTGCCTTCATCCCAATTGCGCCATACGTGCTGTGGGCAATCTTTCATAATTAAGTATTCTATAGCTTGCTCTTCTGTCATAGCCTCTACAGGCTTTGTGTTGTGTAGCAAGTGTCCTCTGGTATGCTTTACAAAGTCAGGCTTTGCTTCATCTTTAGCTAGTTCCCAATATACCTGTACAGGTGGTAGGATGCCGCCCTGTAGCGCACAAGCCATCCAGTTAGGGTCAGGTACAAGTATCTTAGCGCACTCGTCTACGCTGTCCTCATACACTACACGGTAGTCTGACTGCACACCGTCTAGGTTTTCTTTAGCCCAGCATAGTCTGTCAAATAGGTGTGTGCCTTGAAACTCTGGTGTTTGCATTATGCAAGGTCTCCTAAATGAGCCGTAGAAACATCCACATCAGTGTAAGCAGAGCCAGCACCATTGTACAAAACAATGCCGCTTGCACCAGCAGCGTAACTTCCAAAGGTGGTATTATTTACGTTAGTAATTACATTGACATTATTATGTGCAATGCCTAATCCTGAATAGTTTGCACCAGTAAAAGAATTAGTAAAGTTTTGGTCATATTTACCAACTCCTACATCTGTAACACTGCTTGTGTTAAAACTTCCAAAAAAAGTAGTTGTAGAACCACCACTACTGTCCATAGAAAGATATGCCTTCGCACTACCATTCACAACGTACTGCGTATCAAGTGACCCAGCGGTGCTGTGTTCTAGGGTATCTGCTTTGATTTTTCCTAGTGCCATTATGGTTTCTCCGGCCAGCTTACGTCATCTA